CAAGAAGTCCGCATTATCGGCGAGCCTGATGTATTCCGGCTCATCAGTGGCTCAAAGCTGCCTGCTGCCGAACGGTTTGAAGCGTGGATATATGAGGATGTGCTTCCGTCCATCCAAAAGACGGGCGGCTATGCAATAGAGAAACCGGAATCGCTTGAAGAACTACACGACCTTTTGAAGCGCAGCGAGCGGAGCCTCAAGTTTTTGACCACGGAACGCGCCTACCTTTCGCGCGAAAACCGGCTTTTGTGGGGAAAAATCAAACTCCGCGACAAATTGGCAAAAAAGAACACGCCGCTCACGGCAGACGAAAAGGAGCAGATCCGCACCCTTTCCGACAGGATGAGCGCAAGCGCAATAGGAAGCGTACTCGGCAGAAGCGAGTCCGCCGTCCGCCGCGTATTAAAACAGGAGGAAGACGCATGAAAGAGAAAGCAAGAATAACGTGGGAGCGGCGCGGAGGAGGCAACTCCCATATACAGGTCAAAGGTAGCGGCGGGGAGATTCTTATGGGAATTAAAGACATTGTTACGGGAGTGGCAGAAGTCCTTGCGAAAGAATCAGGCATGTCAAGGACGGTAATGAAGGGAGTGATTTTGGAATTCATCAAAGAAGGAGGAAAAATAAATGAAAAAGATTGACGGAAGAATGTATATGGAAGACGCACACGGCTCGCTCATCGACGCATCTATGGTAAAGCCGATAGACAGACTGAGAGATGAGGTCGTTTGCACTGTTATGGAAAAGACATTTGCCGAAAGAGACAGACTCAAGAAGTTCAAGTCTGAAATATGGGAGCAGATTCAAAACTTTGTGGCTGACAGCGCGAAAGAAAGCGGAGCGAAAAAGATGGGTGGCACAAAAGGAAATATCACCCTCACAAGTTTTGACGGTAAGTACAAAATTATGGTCGCCATAAATGACACAATCCAGTTTTCCGAAAAATTGCAGATTGCAAAAAGTCTTATCGACAAATGCATTGAAAAATGGAGCGAAAACTCACGCCCTGA